TCATTGATGGGGCGGTGCAGGTTCTCCATGTCCGCCACGGTCGCCGGGGCAACTGGCAACCCTGAGGGCTTCGAATACCCGCCGCAGCAGGAAAGAACGAGCGACGCTCACCCCCGAGAATATCCCGCCCATGGTGAGGTTTTGCCCGAGCGTCGTGTGCAGGCCGAAGATCGGGAAGATCAGGATCTGCGTGAAGACCGCGACGCCATAGCCGACGATCACGTTGGTGATCGCTTCAATCAGTGACATGAGGCGGGACTGTTTCATCCATTAAACCCCAAGCGGCTCAGTGCATGCCGAAAACTCGCTTCCTGAAACTCTCGGTTCAAGCTGCCATTTTGGAGGTAGCGTTCACCTGGAACGCGCAGGGCAATGGTTTGGTTCGAACAATCTACGGCTGGTAGGTAGGCGATTGCCTGCCGATCGAGAGCGACGAGGGCATAAAGGTCGAACGCATTCTCTGGATACCGACGTCTCCCACCTTTTCCTGCGCGTCGAAGATGAAAAAAATACCCCGGTGTCGCCCGAGTGCGTGGATCATGGTTTTTGGGCTTACGAGTTGATTTGACCTGCACGCGCAAAAGCGTTCCATCAATATCAACCAGAATGTCGTATGGTAGACCCTGATCGCTCAAAAACGCGCGATAACCGCTCATGATGAGGTCGGCACACACCAAGTGCTCAGCGGCCTTGCCAACTTCCAGATCATCACTGCATTCGACGTCTGGCCTTTCGAACTCTCCGTCGGGCAAATCAAATCCCAGATGTTCAAACAGCGATTGCTGCATGTCCCGCCTCCCGTTTCCGTTCGACGTCTGTGAAGCTCTGCCCCGTTTCCGACAACTGCGCCTCGCGGCCGGTGAACTCTTGCCAACGACGGACGATGACATCGACGTATTTCGGATCGAGTTCGATCAGCGACGCGTGGCGACCGGTCTTTTCCGCTGCAATCAACGTCGTGCCACTGCCACCAAATGGATCGAAGACGAGATCGCCTTTACGGCTCGAGTTCCGGATGGCGCGCTCGACCAGCGCCACCGGCTTCATGGTGGGGTGCAGGTCATTCTTTGAGGGCCGCTGAATAGTCCAAACATCGCCCTGGTCGCGATCGCCGCACCAGTGCCGTTTCACGCCCTCGGGCCAGCCATAGAGGATTGGCTCGTATTGCCGCTGGTAATCGGCACGGCCCAGTGTGAAGCGGTCTTTCGCCCAGATGATAAAGGTCGACCAATGGCCGCCTGCAGATTTGAATGCTGCCTGAAGCGTCTGCAACTCGCTGGACGACATGCAGATATAAACGGCGCCATCGGTGTGCGCGTTGATCAGCACGCAAGCGTCGTAGAGAAACTGACCAAATGCGTCGCCCAAGGCATCGTTCTTGATGCGACGGCCCTTGCCCGCTTTTTCAGCACCCACACCGCCAGCATAATCAACGTTATATGGCGGATCGCAAAAACAGAGATCCGCTTTTACGCCCCCAAGTACCTTTTCGTAGTCGGTCACCACCGTGCTGTCCCCGCAGAGCAGCCGGTGATTGCCGAGGATCCAGAGGTCGCCAGGACGGCTGATCGGGTCCTCCGGCGTGTCCGGAATATCGTCCTCACCCTCTTGTGGGCCGGTACCGTGCTCAAGGCTCGACATAAGCGCGTTCAGCTCATCCTCGGTGAAACCCGTCAGCCCGAGGTCAAAATCCGCCTCGAGCAGATCGGCCAGTTCGAGGTTCAAAAGGTCCTTGTCCCACTCCGCGTTCTCGCTTGAGCGGTTATCCATAATTCGGAAGGCCCGCGCCTGGCTGACTGTCAGCCCCTTGGCGACATGCACCGGCGCGGTCTTGAAGCCGAGTTTGCGGGCCGCTTCCAGCCGGGTGTGCCCGGCCAGCACGACCATCGCCTCGTCGACAACGATGGGCTGGCGCCAGCCGAATTCCAGGATCGACGCTGCGACCGTCGCAATCGCCTGCTCATTGCGGCGTGGATTGCGCGCATAGGGAATGATCTGCTCAAGCGGCAGGTCGACGACGTCCATGGTAATGTCCTTGAAATGCCGACGAAACGAAATGGGGTCAGTCCCCCGTTTCGGTTCAGGCGTGGTTTGTCAGGCCGTCAGGCCTTTGTTTTGTTGGGGTTCGGCGCAAACCGAAACGAAACGGGTATTTTCAGGGGTGTCACTGGGAAACCCTCGGGCCTCGCCCCCCCTAATACGGTCACGAACAGGAGGGACCCGTTCAATTTCAATGGGTTACGAGGTGTAACATTTTGAGCGGAGATAGTTTTTTCGGAAAACCGGTAACCGGATGCACCACCACGAACCACTCATGTCTGGAACCAAAACGGGGAGAGACGTCGCCGCGACGTACTCTCCCCATCATATGCTTCACATAGCATGAATTTGTTGCAGCTGTCGAAAACAAAAGTGTTGCAACACTTTATGCAGATGCAGCATTGAGCCGGGTCGCGATCTTGGTCAGCGCAAGCTTATGCTGCCGCCAGGCCGTGCTGCGGTCGACGCACAGTTCGTAGGTGATCTCCTTCCAGGGACGTCGTGCTGCCCGCCACCAGATCAGGCGGCGCTCGCTTTCCTCAAGCCACAGCACCCAATCGAAGGTTTGCTCCAACCGGGTGATGGCGCTGGCTGACGGCCAGACCCGCATCGGTTCAGCTTCCATCGCGAGGATTTCACGATCGGTCCGCACGATCTGCGGCCAGGCGTTGAAATAGCCTTGCACCTTCACCGGCGGCAGCTTGCGCAGGGTGCGGAACGCTTCCTCGAAATGATCGGCGACGTCCTCGGCGGTCCAGACATGTTCAGCCATGGCGCACCTCCCTCGTGGCCGGATGTTTGCCATAGAGTTTTTCGCCAAGCTGACGGACAAGTTCGCGTTCTGGCCAAGTCAGACGCGGGTCATCGAGCGACACGGCCAACACATGCTGTTCATGCCAACCCTCGCGCTTGACCTGCTCGGGATCGCGGCGCTGACCGCCATAGCCCTTGGGGTAGAGCCTCATGCCACACCGCCTTGGGTCTCAAGGGCCCAATGCAGGATGGCGACAGCGTCAGCCTCGTTGTCATCCGCCGGGCTGTAACCACGGGCTCGGGCCGATGCGATCATGGCCTCTTTGGGTGCATTGCCGTGGCCCGTAGCATGACGTTTGATCGTGCCCACCGGCGTTCCAGCATAGGGAATTCCCCGCAATTCGGCCCAGGCGGTCAGTGACGCCATCAGCCCCCCGTAGACATGGGCAGCGTCAGTGCCCGCATGCCGCCTGACCTCTTCGAACCAGATTGCCGAGATCGGCCCCGACAACCGGTCGAGTTCCGTCAGCCAGTTGGTGAAGCGCAGATAGCGCATTCCGCCGCCGTCATAGCGTCCGGGTCGGAAACTGGCGGTGCCGGTCGTGATCAAACCGTCATAGCCACGGATGGCCCAGCCGGTGGTTGTGCCGAGATCGAGCGCCAGAATGCAGCGCGGGGTGTTTTCGGATTGGGTCATCAAGACCTCCTCTTCGCTTTGGCGAGCGTGGCGAGAGGGCTGGCCGGTGAAGGCTGCGGTCTCGCCAGGCCCCGAAGGGTGGTCTGGTCATGTCAGGCGCGGGGCGAGCGGGCCGCCCGGGACTTCTTTCAATTCCTTCAACGGGGGCTCTTGAAAGAAGTTGGCCCCTAAGGTGTTGATCCCTATATATAATATAACTTCTTTCAATATTTCAATTATTTCATGAGGTACCTCATCCTTATTTTAACCGCGCGCGCGAGGATACACACATACAGGGATCCTCTTGAAAGATTGAAAGAAGTGAAGGAAGTAAAAATGCTGTTTCTTTACAGTTATTTGACCCCCGACTTCTTTCAATTGAAGAAACCCCGTTATTGAAGGAAGCCCCTGGATCACGTCAGCAACCGGTAGACCATGGCCCTGCGCCCCCCGGTATCCCGCATGCCGGTGGTGATGTCCCCGCTCTCAATCAGGGTCAGCAGGATCTCGTCCCGGTCGCGCGATTTCAGCCACTGCGAGGCCCGAGTGATCTCGGATTTGGTGATCCCCTTGGCCCCGGACGCGCGGATGATCTCCTTCAGACGCTTCAGGTGGGCCTCGGTCTCGGTATCCGCGACATGCCGCTCGACCGCTTCCATCGTGCGCTGTGCATAGTGCCGCACGAAACCGATGGCCCAATCCGCCGCCGTGATCTCGATCTCGGGCCGGGCCGGGTCGCGCCCGACCGCCACGATGAGCGCAAGCTTCAGGGCGTTTTCCCCGATGCGGGCGAGGATGGCCGTGAAAGCCGTGCCAGCCGCGGCCCGCAACTCCTCCGTCAGCTCGATGCTGAGCTGGCGGAACCGGGCGCGGGCTTCTTCGGTCATGGGCACGATCATCGGGTTCACGGCGGTGTTTTGATCTGCCGTCTTGCCCGCGAGATTTCCCTTTTGCGTGCCCCCACGCGATGCAATGAGCTGAAGCCCGTTGATCAGCGCCGGTGGCGATTGCCGGATGCCGACCGCGATGTTTTCATCCGGATAGTCCTCATCGCTCGGCAGGATCAGGAAACGGGCCAGCGAGCCGTCGACGACGTTTGCCCCCTGCAGCGCTCCCCAGAAATGCAGCGGCGTCGTGGTGCCATAGACGCAGAGGCAGGGCTGGTTGATGTCACGCCGCTCGTTCGTGCCGTCGCGGTTCGCGTATTCCGCGCCGAGGAAGATCCCACCGGCCGAGGTGTAAAGCTCGGTCATGTTGTCGAGGATCTCGGTAATGTGGCGCGGGCTGCGCTTACGGTCGGCCGCCGCCGACAGGAACATGCCGAACTCATCGATCTGGAACAGGATCGCGGGCTGACGGTGCAGTGCGGTCAAAAGCCCTGCGCCGGAGGCGATTTTGTTGCCCCCAAGGTGGTGCGCGAGCCCGGCCTCAAAGAAGGTTTCGTTGATGATTTCTCTGGCGTGGTTCTTGCCAGAGCCGCTATCGGCAATGCCCACGACGTAAAGGTTCGAGCGCAGATTGCTTTCGGTGCGGTAATTCCGACCCATCAGCGCACCGATGGCGCAGAGGCTGGCTCCCAATGACAGGAGCGGCTGCGGGCGTCGAGCGGTGGTCAGCATGTAACCCGTGAGATCACCCACTAAACCGTCAGGGATGGTCAGCGAGAATGGCTGTGCGGCTTCGGCTACTGGTGACACGGCTGCCGTCACATCCAGCCTCGCCAGCAGGCCTGCCGCTGGGTGGTTTTCGACCTCGGACAGGCTGCCATCAAGCCGCAGTTCTGCATCTGGCTGCCAGCCGCGTTCCATGGCGAGGTGATAGATCGTGCCTGCGCCAATCCGGTCAGGCTTAAAGCTGGCCCAAGCCTTCAGCGTGGTGGCCGGCACATCCTTTGCCGCCTGCGCAGACCAATCTGCAAAGAGACCAGCGCCTGCTTCGCGAAGCGCGCCCTTTAGGGCCATGCCGACGCGCATCCAGCTGTCATAATCCAACTCGGCATTGGGCAACCAGGCGAGCGCCGCCTTGATTGCGGGCAAGGTACCGATCTGGCTGTGGGTACGCGCGATTTTGGCGGGTGCTACTTGGGAAGCCAGTCCACGCTGCCGCAGGTGTTCTGGCAGCAACGTATAGGCCTCGTCGAGAAACGCCACGGCAGCCTCGGCCGTGATTTCCGGAAGGTCGGCGATGTCGATGTCCGCCAACCCCTCTTCGGGCCAGGCATATGGCGCACCCGTGTCCGGATGATTGGCGTAGGCGACGAACTGCTGCCCGAGGCAGAGCACTTCCAGCGGATGGCGCTTGATGCCCCGGAATGGCTCAGTGGTGCGATAAACCAGCATCCGCTTCGGCGCCCGGCCAATGCGCAGGGCGGGTGTGTCACCGAGGCGCTCACGTGCCAAGTGCTCAATTTTCAGCGCCAACTCTGCGTCGTCTTTGATGTCGATATCGACCGCAGCAACTGCGCCGCTGACAATACCCACGCCGCACTCCGGCCAGCTGGCCCATGTGGCCACCTCGACCTCGGTGGTGCCGCGCTCGGCATGGCGGTTCCATTCGGGATAATCCGCCCATGCCCCACGCTGGAAGCGGCCAGGCTTTTTCGTGCCTGGGCCGATCGGCAGGATGGCATAGCCATTGTTAAAGAGCCGCGCGCCGAAGCGCGCCATGAAGGATGTATCGGTCATCAGAAAGGCACCTCTGGGGTCATGGCATCGAGCCGCGTGCGGTCCTGGCCCGCCAGCTCGCGCAAGTGGTCGCAATATCCGGTGACAACCGCATCGATGAAGCGGTCCCACTCGGTCTCGGTCAGGCTGGCGAGATCGGATTTGCCGATGCTTTCGAGATACTCGCCGCCTTGTTGGCCGCCGACGGTCATCGCCTGCATCTCATTCGGGGTGGGATCGATCATACCCGTCCTCCCGTGGCAGATGTCTTGGCAGGTCCGGCTGCAGAGGTACTTGCGGCTGGCATCGCGGCGCGGGTCCGAGACCCGGAAATTCCGGTCGAACCAGCCAAACCCAAGAGGTTGCCGGTGGCAGACGGCGCAGAGGCCGGGGGGACTTTGGTGCATGGGTCAAACCTGTAGCCGGAGACTTCGACATAACGGCCCGCGGGGCGGACCGAGATCTCACTGGGGCGCGTGAGCTCTTGGGCCTGCAAAATGGCCTCGTCCACGCTGAGCGGAACCGGACAGCCGGGCGCGCGCTTGCGCCACCATTCCGACGCCTTCTGGCGCGCATAGCCCTGATGCTCGATGCAGACCCATTCGCTGAAGGATTTGATCCCGCAGCTATAGGTGACCTTCAGCGAGGGCTGCCCGCCGAGCTTGTCGTGGCGGCTATAAGAGACGCCATGAACCGGCAGCCACTGCACTTTCGGCGATAGGACCGGAAGTGTGGCCGCCGTCGGCGCGATTTTGACCTCCCGGGCCGGAAACACATAACCGCAGTCCGGACATTCCGTCGCCGAGAGCGCGATGATGCTGTCGCACTCAGGGCAGAGCTTGGTCGGGGCCTCGCCGCCACCGGCCTCGCCGGGTCGTCGGGGCCGCACCAGATCGATCGGCCCGTGGCGGCGGACATTGCCGGCAAAATCGAGTACGAGGCAGTTTTCTTTGTCCGGTGCGAGACGCGTCCCACGGCCCACCATCTGCACATAGAGCCCGGCAGACTTGGTGGGGCGCAGGAGTGCGATCAGATCGACGCCCGGCGCATTGAAGCCGGTGGTCAGAACGCCCATTGAGGCCAGCGCGCGGATCTCGCCGCGCTTGAAGGCGGCGATGATGGCATCCCGCTCGTCCTTTGGCGTGTCCCCGAAGATCGTGCGGCAGGTGATGCCCTGGCGGGCGAACTCTTCGGCGACATGGCGGGCGTGTTCGACGCCTGAACAGAAGGCCAGCCAGGACTTCCGGTCACGGCCGTGCGCTATGATCTCGGTGACAGCCGCGCGGGTAATGGCCTCCTGATCGACGGCCGCTGCCAGATCGCGCTGGATAAAATCACCTGCGCGGGTGCCGACCTTCGAGACATCGAGCCGCGTGGCAGGCTGTTTCGACACGAGCGGGCTCAGATAGCCAGCGTCGATCAGATCGCGGACCGGGGCCTCGTAGGCGATGTCGGTGAAGAGCGCGTTCTTGCCCTCGTGCAACATGCCGCTGTCGACCCGGAACGGCGTAGCCGTTAACCCAATCACCTTGAGTTCCGGATTGATGCGGGTGAGGCCATCCAGAAACCGGCGGTACATGGTGCTGGAATTGCCAGGGATGAGATGCGCCTCATCGATCAGCACGAGATCCGTGTGGCCGATCTCCTGTGCACGGCGGTGGATAGACTGGATGCCTGCGAAGAGGATCTGCGCCCTCGCCTCGCGCTTGCCCAAGCCCGCCGAATAAATGCCGGCCGGCGCATCGGGCCAGAGCCCGATCATCTCGGCATGGTTCTGGGCGATCAGCTCGCGGACATGGGTCACGATCAAGATGCGCTGGTCGGGCCATGCCTTCAGCACGCCCTCGATGAAGGCGGCCATCACCAAAGACTTGCCTCCCGCGGTCGGGATCACAACGCAGCAATTTCCAGATTTCTCGCTGTAATATTGGTAAATGGCGGCGATAGCAGCCTCCTGATAGGGTCTCAAAGTCAGCATTTTGACTTCCTCCTCAGCGCGGCGTGCAAAGCCAGGTGCTCGCGCGCAGGCAGCACTTCCAGATTGTCCGGAGCGTTGTTCTGTCGGTTGTGATCTCGATGGTGTACGTGCTCATCCGGCCTCAGGGTCCGGCCGAGCTTTTCCTCGGCAACCACGCGATGTTCGTGGCGACCGAAAAGCTTTCGATAAGTTGATGGCTTCACTGCCGGAAAGCGGCGCAACTGGGCTGCACGCATATGCTCCCGAACGACCGAGCTTGGCACAACATAACTTGGGTCGCCGTATCGACGAATTCTCTGGGCGTGCTTGCCGCAGTATCCCTTTGCGCCTTTCTCAATCGTCGCTTCACAGTCTGGGAATCGGCAGGTCTTTGGCGGGAGACGCCTTTGTTTTTGCCGCACGGAAGACATCTCGCGTGCGAGGCATCCACAGGAACGAACACTTCCCGATTTCAAGTTCCCTGTAGTGGCACGATGTTCCGCCCCACAATCGCACCGGCAAAGCCAGGAAATTTCGCCCTTTCCACCTCGAAGGCCACTGTCGGCGGCAATAGTGAGCCGACCAAATTTCTGACCAACACGAATACTTGCCGCCCTCATTGTGCAGCCTCCGTCGTGCGGGCGTCGTTTGCCCAGGTGGAGCCATCGGCCATGCGGTAGGTGACGACATCGTCGCCCGCATCGATAACCTCGCCCGGGACGAGATCGGGGATGAAGAGATGGCGGATGCAGGCTGCGCGCTGTTCGAGCGCTGTCAGCATCCGGTCATGACGGGCACAGTGCCAGCTACCCTCATTATTGTTGGTCGCGCTTCCGGACGAAGAACCGGTGTCCACTTCTTCTGGAAGCGCTCCGACGGGCGTCGCATGCAGGCAGGACCGGCAAGTCACAGCCGCTCCACCCCCCTCATGGCAGGCGCCATGGTGGTCGCAGAACCGGCATTCGAACCAGGCCGGGTCCTCGCTGACCCCCGCGGGCGGATGCTGGGCGAAGATGATGCGCCCTGCCTTTTCCAACAGGCGCTCGGCCATGGCGCTGTCCGCCTCGATGTGCTCGACATGCAGTGCGTCGGTGTCCTTGCAGACTGCCACATAAAGCGCGCGGGTGATCCCTGTCAGGTGCATGTAGATCTGCATCTGCGCAGCATGCTGGGGCTTGGCCTGCACCACGCCTTTGGCGGTCAATTCGTTGAAGCTCTTGACCCCGTGGGTCTTGAACTCCAGCACATGCCAGGTCTTGGGCGCCTCCAAGAGCCCAAGGGCAACGCCATCGAGCGATCCACCGAAATGCCCACCATGGGCTTCGACGCGGAACTGTCGGCCGGTTTCGGGATCGACCTCGAGCACCGTTGCGCCAGTAGCGCGCAGATTGCGCACGAGCCGGTCCTCTTCCAACTGGCCCGTCTCGAAAAGGCGCAGCAGGCGGCCGGAATGGCGCGACGGCGTGACCCAGCGGAAATCATACCAGAGCGCACGGGCGCAGGACTTGCCGATGATCGAGGCGCCAAGGTGATCGCGGAAACCATCGCCCTGGCGGGCCTCATAATCAGCGTAGATCGCCGTCAGCGTCGGCGTGGGGGCTTGAGGTAGCTCGGCCATCACAAACCCTCCCCTTCACTGCGGGCCTGTGCCTGGGCTAGAATGGCTTCCCAGGTCTCCGGGTCATGGCGTTCGCGCAAAACGCCGATCAGCGCGTCCTTGAGCTTTTCGCGGCGCCGGCGGCCGGTGCCTTGGGCTAAGAGTTCCGCGCGCTCACGGCTCAGATGCCGGAGCGCCGTGCGCGCCCGGTGGAACCAGTCGGGGTCGATGGGCTTATGACCCCGCTGCCGCGCAAGGTCGGCCGTTGCGATCTGCGTGCGGATCTTGGCAATGGCGTCATCGAGTTCGATCAACCGGCGCTGATCATCGGGCAAGCCGGGGCTGGTCGCAGCCACAGGGGCTGCGTTGGTCATGTCAGTCATGGAAGTGTCCTCAGATGGGGTTGCGCGCTGCCCCGTCAGTCAGGGCGCAGGGCAGCGCGAAGGCTCAGCCCTTCTTGTTCCAGGGCGCGGAGGCCATTTTGGGCGGCACCGAAGAACCGGCCGGGTCAGACACGGGCTTCGCCGGACGGGCGGCTGGGGCCGAACCACGCTCGGCCGGCAGATAGGCAATCGCGTTGCTCTCGCCGTAACCGTTTTTCGGCGGGCGGATCTTCACTTGGATCGTCATCGGGATCAGGTGTAGCTCCTCGCTGTCGCTGACATGCATCCGGCCCGTGGCATGGCAGATGGCCGAAAGCGTGCGCTGCGCGATCTCCACTGTCGTCGGGTTCGGGTTCACCAGGTTCAGCTGGTCGAAGATCTTCCGGCCCTTCTGCTCACCCTCGAGAATGTCGATCATCAGCCAAAGGAACTGGCCCATGCCGTTCTTGGTGACGCGCATCTCGCTTTCCACGATCTGGGCGCGGTATTTGCCCGCGGGCAGCAGCTCATAGGCGGTGGTGGGCTCGACGCTGGTGGCGTCAAAGGAGGTGTCAAAACGTGCCAT